ATATCACAGTTGGATACAAAGGTACAAACGCATATGATGCAGGTATCTTCTATTGCCCATACGTACCATTAACAATGGTTCGTGCAGTTGGCGAGAATGATTTCCAACCACGTATCGGGTTCAAAACTCGTTATGGCATGGTTGCAAACCCATTCGTAGGATCAACTCCAGGCGATGATATTGGTTCAGCTCGTGCTAACCAATACTACAGAATCTTCCGCGTAGACAATATCTTGAACCCAGCATAGGATTCGGATACGGAAAACAACTAGGGCCGCTCACGCGGCCCTTTTTTTTATTTAAGTTGCTGACATGTAGAATTTTTTTACACCAGATTCCCAAAGCTCTTTAGCTTCTTCATCAGTATCAAATCCATACTCAGAAGCAAAGTCCATTGAGGACGAAGTAGCTACAGACCCATCAAAACCCATCTCCTGCAAATACCAGCAAATAGTTTTAGCTGTCTTTGCGATTCCTACTAAATCACCACCTGAGTACATATCAATGTGACCTTCGTCTGCTGTAATATAATCAATCATGTCTTTCTCCTTTGTTGCATTCTTTATCACATATAAATAGTAATAAGTCAACAGTTAATTTCATCTTTTAGGAAAAAAATATGGCAACTTTAGATCCGACAGTAACGGTAGATGTAGACAATACATTAACAGGTTCTACAACTGGTTTAAACAACGTGAATCTTCTTCAACCAACATCGTTTAAACTTATTGTGGATAGAAAGAACTTTCCTAACCTCGAGTTCTTTTGTCAAAGTGTTGCCCACCCAGCTATGGATATTCCTGCTGCAGACATTCCTTATTCACGTATTGGGAACATTGCGATGGCTGGAGATAAGTTGAACTTTACTGAATTAGAGTGTATGATTATAGTTGACGAGAATATGAATGCATACACTGAAATGTATAATTGGATGCAAAGGTTAGTACAGACTCCACAAAAGAGTAGATTGGATAGATCTCTAACAGATACTACCCCACCTACGTTTAGTGATATGACTTTAGCTATCCTAAGCAGTCACAATAACGTCACTAGAAAAATTAGATATATAGATTGTGTACCAACAGGAATAGGTAACATGATGATGGAAGCTACTACTGGTGATACAACAGCAATTACATTCCCAGCGACATTTAGATTCTCTTACTTTGAACTGACTTAATTATGGAGTTATATTATGACATTAGAGCAACTGCTCGAAGAGTGGGCAGCTGATTCGCAGCTGTCTAAGAACAACCTTGACGAAACATCTCGTCAAACACCAGCACTACATGCCAAGTATCTAACACTACTTTCTAACACTAAACTTAGAATTAAGAAAGCAGAAATGGATCAGAAGAAGTTACTGAAGCTAAAATGGCTTTGGTACAATGGTAAGATGTCTGAAGATCAGATAAAAGAATTAGGTTGGGCCTACGATCCCCTTGATGGTCTAAAGATCATGAAAGGTGAAATGGACTACTACTATGATTCTGATAAAGAGATCCAAGAGTCAGAGCTGAAGATCCAGTATCTTAAAACAATGATAGATACACTTAGTGAAATAGTAAATAATTTGAATTGGCGCCATCAGACAATTGGCAACATGATAAAATGGAGAGTATTTGAAGCCGGTGGTTGATATTGTTTGTAGACTAAAAGACTATAGCATGTTGGAAGTAGATGTAGATCCTGGGTTGGCAGCCGAGATCTCTGATTACTTTTCGTTTTATGTTCCTGGATATAAATTCATGCCAGCATATAAGAACAAGGTGTGGGATGGAAAGATAAAACTTTTTAATCGCATAACTGGAGAGCTTTCTGCTGGGCTATATGTTTATTTGTTAAAGTTTGCATCTGAGCGATCATACGCTGTTGACACAGAAGAGTCGGATCGATTTGGTCTTCCGGTTCCTCAATCACTTCCTCCAGAACAAATGGAGGATTTACTAAAAGACGCAACGCTTCCATTTCAGCCTCGAGATTATCAATACGATGCGCTTGAAACAGCCCTAACAAGATCTCGAGCAATTTTACTTTCTCCTACAGGATCAGGGAAATCATTTATGATATACTTGATCATGAAATACTTCTACTACTACTTAACCAATGGAGTATCACCCTCAAAGGTACTTATAATAGTTCCTACCACTTCTTTGGTAGAGCAGATGCATCAAGATTTTATTGATTATGGTATGCCTGCTAATGCATTGCATAAGATATATTCTGGTAAAGATAAAACAACAGATAAGCCTTTTATTGTTTCAACTTGGCAGAGTATATACAAACTACCTAAAAAATGGTTTGAACAATTTGGAATGGTTCTTGGAGATGAGTGTCATGGATTTAAATCTAAATCATTATCATCTATTATGAACAAGGCGACCCTTGCTAAATATAGGTACGGGTTTACAGGAACGCTTGATGGTACTCAGACTCATAAGTTAGTACTAGAGGGACTCTTTGGACCGGTATATCAAGTCACAACGACTAAAGCATTGCAGGATAATGATACTTTAGCACCACTCGATATTAAAGTACTATTAATAAATTATCCAGAGGAGGTAAGAAAAAACTTTGGAAAGAAAACTTATCCGGATGAAATTAGCTTCATTATTGGAAATGAGTCTCGTAACAATTTCATTCGTAATCTGGCTGTATCTACTGAGGGAAATACTCTTGTCTTATATCAACGTGTGGACGCTCATGGCAAGCCTCTCTACGACCTTATAAATAATAAGGTAAAGCAGGGACGGAAGGTATTCTTCGTATCTGGTGATACAGCAACATCAGATAGAGAAGCTATACGTAAGATCGTGGAGAAACAAAAGAATGCTATCATTGTTGCTAGTCTTGGTACCTTCAGTACTGGCATTAACATACGCAACCTACATAATATTATATTTGCTTCACCTTCGAAATCCCAGATCAAAGTTCTTCAGTCAATCGGACGAGGACTACGGAAATCGGACAATGGACAAAATACTACACTATTGGACATAGCTGACGACCTACATTGGGGCAAGCGAAATAACTTTACACTTATGCATTCCGCCGAGCGTGTTAAGATATATGATAAAGAACAATTTAATTATGAGATAGTAAAGGTAGACATTAAATGAATTACACACAGTTCAGACTATCAAACGGAGACGAGATTGTTGCGCAAGTTGTGCAAGAGCCTGAAGGTGAAGAGATCAATATTGTTATTCGTAATGCCATGATGGTTATTAGAACAGAGAATTTAGCTGAAGGATTTAGATACTATTCCTTCAGACCATGGATGTCGTTCCAACTTAATGATGAGTACATGCAGCTTCTAAACTATTCTCATATTGTAGGTGAAGCCAAACCCGACAAAGTATTGTTGGATCAATACAAGAGAGCTATTAATAATGAAAAAGATGATCCAGATCGAGCAGAAGAAACGGACAGTGATGAGATTAGAAATTTAAGACAAATGATTTCAAACATGCGGCAGGCATATGAGAACGAGAATGATTCTGATGCTGGGAATGTCATTCCATTATTCGATAGGGGTAAGTTACACTAATGGAAGATAGCGAAGCATACAAAGCATATCCACATCATCGTAAATGGTTTAATAAACTATATGTGGCTGAAACGTTTGGTTATGATTGTGGACCCAGTGGTACTGCTCCAACCAAAGATGGAACCTATGTGATCAGACCTATATACAATCTGTCGGGGATGGGTGTTGGAGCATATGTAAAAGAATTAAAGGCAGGGGATAGTAGATCAGTACCAGCTGGTTACTTCTGGTGTGAGTATCTTACCGGTAAACATTACTCTGCAAATTATCATTGGGTATACGATAGAGATATGATCAATGGTAAGTGGAAACAACCTTGGAAGGGATCATCCTGTTGGGAAGGCGTTAACATGCCTATCAATCTACCCAAGTTTGTTGAGTGGAAAAGATCAGACTATATACCTCATGTACCAGATGAAATGGTTGGTCTAAGAGATGTTCCTATAATAAATGTTGAATTCAAGGGTGATCAAGTAATAGAAGTTCATTTACGAGAATCGCCCGATCCGGATTATGATCATATCATACCAGTGTGGGCTTCAGATTTAGGTGTAAAGAAACAACATATGGAAACACACGGTTTTGAGTTCATAGCAGCACATGATGATGGAGACGGACAACTAGAAGATCCTCGAATTGGATTTTTAGTTAAGTAAGGACATACTGCCCCTGCCAAGGCTGATGCCTTATTATACCCGATTATTCAAAAAAGTCAACGGGTTGTCAAAACTTTTTTTCTATAGTATAATATATTAAATGATGAGGATTATATAATGGCAAGATCAAAGCGCGCTAGTATACATTATGTTAACAACAAAGAATTTTCACAAGCGGTTGTTGACTATTGTACCATACTAAAAGAAGCTAAAACTAACGAACAAACCCTACCAATTGTTCCTGACTACATTGCATCTTGCTTTCTCAAGATCTCTGAAGGTCTATCACACAAGTCAAACTTTATCCGGTATACCTATCGTGAAGAGATGGTTATGGATGCAGTTGAGAATTGTTTGAAAGCAATTGAGAACTATGATATTGCTGCGGCAACTCGTACTGGTAATCCAAATGCATTTGCATACTTTACTCAGATCTCTTGGTATGCATTTCTAAGACGTATTGCTAAAGAGAAAAAGCAACAAGATGTTAAATTAAAGTTCCTTTCTCAAAGTGGCCTTGAAGAGTATATTGCTACCGATCAAAACGATCAGCAATCTGTTCAGGTGGTTCAAGCCTTTGTTAATCAACTAAAAGATCGCATTGATAAGGTCAAAGAGAAGGATACAGAATTTAAAGAGTATGCAAAAGAAGATAAGAAACGAAAGAAAAGAACAGTCTATGTAGATTCTGATCTTGGAGACTTTATGGAGGAATAGAAGTGAATATATTAATGACAGGAACCGAAGGAATGGTTGGTTCCAGATTGTGTAAGTGGTTATCAGACAAAGGTCACACTGTTACTCAATTTCAAGGTGATATCACTGTATATGACAACTGGCAAAAATACTACGACCGCAACTTTGATTTTCTTATTCACTTAGCTGCATTGGCTGGAGTGAGAGAATCATTTAATAATCCAGAAAAATATTACGAAGCAAACGTCACAGGATCTCTCAATGCATTTAACTATGCACGAAGTTGTTGTAGACGTATGTTGTATGCCTCTTCTTCTAATGCATATGATTGGACAGGTAACCCATATGCAACTACTAAGAAGATGAATGAAGTCCAAGGGGCTTGTTGGCAAACTATTCCTAACATTGGTATGAGGTTTCATACTGTGTGGCCTGGTAGAGACGACATGTTGTTTAAAAAACTTCAACGAAGTGAAGTGACATACATCAACGATCAACACTATAGAGATTTTATCCATGTAGAAGATTTGCTTAGAGCAATTGAGCTATTGATTGATAACTTTATGGATGTCTGGCATAAACAGCAGGTGGTTGATATTGGTACAGGAAACTCTACCAGTGTATCAGCTGTTGCCAAAGCTATGGGTTATGATGGACAATATATCTCAGAGAACCCAGTTGGAGAGCGTGTTCATACTTTAGCGAACATTAAATGGCTCACTGAGTTAGGTTGGGAACCTAAGAGAGATATTCTTAATCAGGAGGATCATATCGATGTCGCACAGTGTTGAAGAGGTTTACACTAAATCAAAAGTGTTACATGAGAAAGCCATTGAGCTTCATAGAGAAAGATATCGTGTTCAAGGGACATATGATAAACCCCGTTGTCAATTCCTGTTAGATGATGTAAGATCATTGGCAAGAGATATTGAGCGAGGGTTAGTTGACTTGGATAGAGATTTTAGTAAATGAAGGTATGTATTTTAAATGACACTCATTGTGGGACTCGCAATAGCTCTGACATATTTCTCGATAACGCAGAGAAATTTTATTCTGATGTATTGTTTCCTTATCTTCTGGAACATAATATTAAGCATATTGTGCATCTTGGTGATTACTATGATAACAGGAAGTTTATCAACTTCCGTGCTCTTAACCGTAACCGCAATCACTTTCTTAAACCGTTAAGAGAAAATGGTATTACCATGGATATTATCTGTGGTAATCATGATACGTATTATAAGAATACAAATGAGCTTAACAGTCTCAAAGAGCTGTTAGGACATTATATGAATGAAGTAAATATACTTCATGAACCTACTGTAATGGATTACGATGGATTCAAGATGGGATTAGTACCTTGGATCTCTGCTGAGAATGAATCAGCTTCATTAGAGTTTATTGCTAATGCTAAATGCGATTGGCTTGGAGGTCATTTCGATATCGAAGGATATGAAATGATGAAAGGCCGTAAATGTGAACATGGATTAAATAGATCTATATTTAAACGTTTTGAAAAGGTACTATCAGGTCACTTTCATACTAAATCAGAGCAAGATAATATTACATATCTTGGATCACAAATGGAGTTCTTTTGGAATGACGCTCATGATAAAAAATACTTTCACATACTTGACACCGAGACTAGGGAACTTACTCCTATACATAATCCACACACTCTCTTCCATCGTATCAGATATGATGACAATGATTGTGATTACCTCCATTATCCTCTGGATGATGTAGAAGGTAAGTTTATTAAAGTAGTGGTAATTAATAAATCCGATACGTTTGTCTTTGATAAGTTTATAGATAGAATACAGCAACGCAATATACTTGAACTTAAGATAGCAGAGAACTTTAACGAGTTTATTGGAGAAAATGTAGAAGATAGTGAAATATCAGTTGAAGATACTTCTACTTTATTATATACTTACATTGACGCTGTTGATACAGATCTAGATAAAGATAAGATTAAATCTCAGATGTCCGATCTAATGATAGAAGCGCAGACACTAGAAATAGCATGATTACATTTAAAACTCTTAAGTGGAAGAATTTTCTTTCAACCGGTAACAACTGGTCTAATCTAGATCTTAGTCAAAATAAAACAACCCTTGTAGTAGGGTCTAACGGTGCAGGTAAGTCTACTATGCTAGACGCTTTAAGCTTTGCTTTGTTTGGTAAAGCTCATCGCAATATATCTAAGCCTCAGTTAGTTAATTCGATTAATAATAAGAACTGCGTTGTTGAAGTAACCTTCAATGCATTAGGTTCCGATTTCAGAATCGTTAGAGGCATTAAACCTAACGTCTTTGAAATCTGGAAAGGCGAGACGATGATTAATCAATCATCTCATGCCAAAGAGTACCAGAAGATCCTCGAGCAAAACATCTTGAAGCTTAATCATAAAAGCTTTCATCAGATCGTAGTGCTGGGCTCCTCCTCCTTCATTCCTTTCATGCAGCTAAGCTCTATGAATCGAAGAGATGTAATCGAGGATCTTCTGGATATTAATGTATTTTCCAAGATGAATTCTATATTGAAAGAAAAGACTTCTTCATTAAAGGATCAGATTAAAGATGTTACTCATCAGCATGCCGTCATCAGCACTAAAATTGATGCACAGAAGAAATATATCAAAGACATCAAAGCAATTAACAAAGAGCAAAGGGAAGAGAAGCTCAAACTCATCTCTGATTTCCAGGATGAAATCAAAACTCTACATGGAAAGAACGAAGAGCTTAGTGATTCCATTCAATCTCAACTACCGAATGCAGATGTGGAAAGAGGACAACGCGAAGCTAAAATCAAAGAGCTCGAAGCATATAAGACGAAGTTCAATACCGAAGCTAAAAAGCTCGTTAAGGATATCCAATTCTTTGAGAATAACGACATCTGTCCGACCTGTGATCAAGCCATCACTGAGGAAACAAAAGAGACCCACGTGTTGGAAGGTAAAGGCAGAGCGAAGGAACTCCAAGCGGGAATTGGTAAAGCAGATGAAGGACTACGAGAGGCTCAAGAAGCTCTATCCTCTTCCTTATTGATCATTGAGGAGTGCAGAGGTTATCAAAGTGACTTAGCTGCTAACAATCAATCAATTGCTCAATTTCAATCTTCTATTGATCGTACTCAAGAAGAGATTAACAAACTTGACAATAACGTTGATATGGATCAGGCAAATGCTGACCTGGATCACCTTACAGAATCAGGTGATTCATTAGTAGAAGAACGACTGATATTGAATGAGCAATTGAATTATAATCTGGTTATGAGCCAGATGTTGAAAGATACAGGAATCAAAACAAAGATTGTAAAGCAATATCTTCCTGTTATAAATAAACTAGTCAATCAATTCTTGCAGGTACTTGACTTCTTTGTATCGTTTGAACTTGATGAGGCTTTTCAAGAAACAATCCGTTCTCGTTTTCGTGATTCATTCACGTACGACTCATTCTCAGAGGGTGAGAAACAACGTATTGATTTAGCACTTCTGTTCACATGGCGGCAGATTGCTAAGATGAAGAACTCTGTTGCAACTAACCTACTTATCTTGGACGAGACTTTTGATTCGTCATTAGATCATGAAGGTGTTGACAATTTGATGAAAATCATCTATACTCTGGGTAACGATACAAATGTATTCGTGATCTCTCATAAGGGTGAAGTGCTTGATGGTAAGTTTGCCAACAAGCTCGAAATATATAAGGAGAAAAACTTCTCCAAGATTAAAGGAAACTAATATGGAACTGTCCAATTTTACTATGCAAGTGTTGAAGAACTTTGCGACAGTCAATAGTAATGTTGTTATCCAACCAGGTAACTCTATCATGACTATGGCTGAACCAAAGAATATACTTGGACAAGCCACCGTACCAGAAAAATTTACTCAGCAGTTTGGTATCTACGATCTGCAAGAGTTTCTTAATGTTCTGGGATTGGTGGATAGTCCAAGAGTTAGGTTTGAGCCTAATCATGTTTTGATTGGTGATAGCACTGGCCGAGCTGAGATCAAGTACTTCTTCTCTGATCCAGAGATGTTGACTAGTCCGTCTAAGCCTATTGCTATGCCAGAACCAGATGTAACATTCTCTCTGGATCAAAGCACATTGAATAACCTCAAGCGTGCGGCTAGTGCGTTAGGTCATTCACAAATGTCAATTAGGTATGTTGATGGTTTGATTCGTCTCTCTATTGTAGAGACAGATAACTCAACATCAAACACATATGCTATTGACGTTGATGGAGAAAGCAAGCTATCTGATTGCAACTTCATCATTGACATCGCTAACCTAAAACTTATTGCAAGCGATTATAAAGTAGAGATCTCAACTAAATTGATCTCGCAGTTTACTAGTATGGATGAGACAATGGATCTGAAGTACTGGATTGCACTTGAAAAAACATCATCTTTCGAATCATAAACGGAGCAGAATAAATGGCGAAAGCAGAAACTAAAACACCAGATCACTCACAGATCTATGACCTATCTAATCGTGTTGCGCGTAGCACTGTAGCAGTTGTCGATGCTTTGACTTCACGTGGTGCTTTCAAAGGTGAAGAGCTGTCTACTATTGGACAACTACGTGATCAATCTTTGCAGATCATCCAGCTAGCTGAATCATATCAACAAGAGGCTGCTGCAGAATCAGAATCATAATTGACTATCTAACCTAAATGTGATACAATACTTTTTTATAATGAGGTTTATATGTCTAATGATTTTCTGTGGGTTGAGAAGTACCGTCCTCAAACTATCGAGGATACTGTTCTTCCGAAACAGCTCAAAACTACACTCCAAGCTATAGTCGATACTGGAGAGCTTCCTAATATGTTGTTCTCCGGTACTGCAGGTCTTGGAAAGACTACAGTTGCCAAAGCTATGTGTAAGCAACTAGATCTGGACTACATTGTGGTCAATGGGTCTGAAGAAGGTAACATCGATACACTTAGAGGCAAGATCAAACAGTTTGCTTCTAGTGTGTCTCTGCAAGGTGGGTACAAGGTAGTAATTCTGGATGAGGCAGATTACCTCAATCCTCAATCAACCCAACCTGCCTTGCGGGGATTCATCGAAGAGTTCTCTAACAACTGTCGATTTATTCTTACATGTAACTTTAAGAATCGAATCATTGACCCACTACACTCTCGTTGTGGTGTATATGAATTCAACACATCTAAGAAAGATATGGCAGATCTTGCTGCTCAGTTCTTTAAACGATTTACCGAGATACTTGATATAGAGAAGATACCATATCAAAACAAGGTGATTGCTGATTTGATTATGAAGCATGCACCTGACTGGAGAAGAGTTCTTAATGAAGGGCAACGACGATCTATTGGTGGCTTTGATGCTGTTGGTGCTGACATTGGTAGTGTTGACAGTAGCATTGATCAACTAGTACAACACCTCAAGGGTAAACAGTTTAAGAAAATGCGTGCATGGGTTGTTAACCACATGGATGTTGACACTGTGGCTGTCTTCAGAGGGTTGTATGATAATATGTTCCAACATGTTGATGATAGTAGTATTCCACAGCTAGTTCTTATTCTTGCTGATTACCAATACAAAGATGCTTTTGTTGCTGACCATGAATTGAACACAGTTGCTTGTATGACTGAAATAATGATGCAAGTGAAGTTCAAATGAGTCCTTTTGATTATCTTAACAGCATTAACGATCACAAACGAGATCTGATGATTGATGATATGACCGAGAAGTCATATAACAGTTTTATGATCAATAGATCATTAAGCTACTTTCAAGACACCATATCCTTTGCTAACATTGTAAATAGATACCATCACCTGGATCCTAAACTCCAATATCACTTTCTTATAAATATCATTCGAAAACGTAAAAGATTTTCGAAATGGATTAAACCTGAACAGGTCAGTGATATTGAAGTGATTAAGCAATACTATGGTTACAGTAACGAAAAAGCCAAACAAGTATTGCCTCTTCTGTCACCTGAACAGATAAAAATAATAAAGAAGAAGGTGAGCAAAGGTGGAAGAAAGTAATGTTATTGAATGGCAACCAACGGACATGTTGGAAGTCGTCTTAAACGAACCAGATGATTTTCTAAAGGTTCGAGAGACACTTACTCGTATTGGTGTAGCCTCCCGCAAAGACAAAAAGTTATTTCAATCATGTCACATACTACATAAGCAGGGCAGATACTTTATCGTCCACTTTAAAGAGTTATTCATGCTTGATGGTAAGAAAGCTAATCTAGAATCTAACGATATTGAACGTAGGAACACAATTGCTACATTGCTTAGTGATTGGGGTCTTGTTGAAATAGAAGAGAAGGGTACATTAGAGTGTGCACCTTTGCGTCAGATTAAGATTATTCCTTTCAAAGAAAAGGCACAGTGGGAGCTGTGTCCCAAGTATAATATTGGAAATAAATAAAATTATCTGTTGACTTGAAAGTCAAAGATACTATATATACTATAGCGATGCGGAATGATCCGGTCGTAACACAATCTTGCTTGCTCAAAAGGAGATAACAATGACAGGCTTACAAACACTATTCCCGCGGTCATCTTTTGTTGGTTTTGACCATCTGTTCAACGAACTAGAGTGGACAGCTAAACATGCTCAAGACCATTATCCCCCACATAATATTATTAAAGCTGGAGATCAGGAGTACTTGATCGAACTAGCTATTGCTGGGTTTACAAAGGATGAGATATCTGTAGAAGTTAAAGATAGAACCTTGACTGTTACAGGGGAACACGTCTCTAAAG